GTAGGCACAAGTGGTTTGTTGGTGGCCTTAAAATCAATCGGACTGGGAAGTATTTTTAAATCAACTACAAAAGCGCCTAAGGATATTAGTGTAAAATTAAAATCATGGATTGATGATAGTGATGAAATGACAGAATGGGGACCTCAGGCGGTTGGCCGATGGGCAGGAAATTTTGATATTTCATCTTTAACACCTAAAGGAATTGTTATATTGAAAAAGCTATTTGGAAAATCGGTTAAAACGGTCAAAGATAAATCAGGAAAAGTAACCGCACGCATGGATGATGTTGCTACGGATGATGCTGCAATGTACGTGGACGATATTATTAAAAAAGGAAAAGGCGGCATTGATTTTAAATACGTGGACGATATCGTAGGCGGGACGGGTAGTGTAGATGCAACGTTGGCTCGATACGCGAAAACGTTTGGTAAGAACAGCAAAGCCTATAAAGATTTATTAAAAAAATCTAAAAAGATGACAGAAAAGGAAAAGGTACTATATGAACTTGACGAGTATGGGGACGAATGGGTAGACGATGTTATAGGACTTATATATCCAGGAAAAGGTGAAGGCGGTGCTGTAGGTTTGCCTCCTGTTCAATTAGGTCCTTTAGGTTTAACTCCTAGAGCTAGTCAAAGGAATGATTGGGGTAAAACTAGAGAAGAAATAATAGCAGAAGCGGGTCTCGACTCTGGCCCAAGTTTACTCGACTTTGTAAAACCTAGAGCTAGTGGTAGTTTTACAGAAGGACAACCGTATGGTCCTGATACTCGGGAAAAAACTTGGAGTGATAATGTAGGAATAAGTGGTATGTTAGATCTTCCAGGAGGTTTTAGTCTTACTGGAGAGTATGATAAATATAGAACTAAAGATCGATTATACACTGCGGATGATGAATATTTAGATGAACGAGTAAAAGATGATCATGACCGTGGGAGATTAGAGCTTCAATGGAAAAAGAAATTTGCTAAAGGTGGTAAAGCATGGCAGCCTAAAAGCGCACCTAAATTAACAACAACAATACCCCCAGAGCGAGGTCCAACACCACATGGATTGACTTATCTCACGGGAGATGATATAGTAAAACATAGAATTGGATAATGGCAGAAATCGATAAGACATTACCTAATGTCGTCAAACAACCCACAGAAATACCTACGCCCGATGTGACTGGCGAGGACACCGAAGTAAACTTGGTCGAAGATCAAGTGACCACGGATATTGAACAAACAGAATTACCCGATGGTGGAGTAGAAATTAATTTTGATCCACGATCCGCGTTGAATGGAAAACAACCCGATGGACATTTTTCCAACCTGGCTGAATCTTTAGAAAATAGCATTCTTTCTAAACTCGGTTCAGAAATGCATGCCAATTATACCGATTATAAAAATTCAAGAAAAGAATGGGAACAAACTTATATTAAGGGACTCGATCTCTTAGGATTTAAAAGTACGCTTAAAACCGAACCGTTTCAAGGCGCGAGTGGAGCAACCCACCCTGTGTTAGCCGAAGCGGTTACTCAGTTTCAAGCACAAGCTTACAAAGAACTATTACCAGCCGATGGGCCGGTGAGAACACAAGTGATTGGTCGTAGCGATCCTCAACGTGAACAGCAATCACAACGTGTTAAAGATTTCATGAATTATCAGATCATGTTCGAGCTGAAAGAATACGAAGCTGAATTTGATCAGATGTTATTTCATTTACCATTAGCCGGATCTACCTTTAAAAAAATTTATTATGATTCATTACTTCAAAGAGCCGTTTCCAAATTTGTTCAAGCGGACGACCTAGTCGTTCCTTATTCGGCAACGTCTCTCGATGACACGGAAGCCATTATTCACTTGGTTAAGATGTCAGAAAACGAATTAAGAAAACAACAAGTATCCGGATTTTATCGAGATGTGGAATTAACCAAACCTCCTATCGTTAGCGATCGCGTTGAAGAAAAACAAAAATCATTGGCGGGTACGACAAAAGTCGGCCGTCAAGAAGATGTTTATACCCTTTTAGAATGTCACGTTAATTTAGATTTAGAAGGATTCGAAGACATGAATCCTCAAAATGGTATTCCAACTGGAATCAAGCTTCCTTATGTAGTCACTATCGACGAGGGTACTCGAACAGTGTTATCAATCAGAAGGAACTTTGCGCCCAACGATCCAACCAAAAAGAAAATCCAATATTTTGTCCATTTCAAATTTCTGCCTGGACTAGGGTTTTATGGTTTTGGATTGATTCACATGATTGGCGGATTGAGCAGAACCGCAACGATGGCTCTCCGCCAATTACTGGACGCAGGGACCCTTTCCAATTTACCGGCAGGTTTTAAAGTTAGAGGAGTTAGAGTCCGAGATGACGCAGCTCCAATTCAACCTGGAGAATTTAGAGACGTTGATGCTCCCGGTGGCAATTTAAAAGATGCTTTTCAATTTTTACCTTATAAAGAACCGTCTCAAACCCTCTTACAATTGATGGGAATTGTGGTTCAAGCAGGTCAACGATTTGCTTCGATCGCGGATATGCAAGTGGGCGATGGAAATCAGCAAGCCGCTGTTGGTACAACAGTAGCTTTACTCGAAAGAGGTTCCAGAGTGATGAGTGCCATTCACAAAAGACTGTATGCAGCCCTAAAAAGAGAATTTGAGTTGCTTTCTAAAGTTTTTGCACAATATTTACCTCCTGTTTACCCTTATGACGTCGTTGGAGGCTCACGAGAAGTTAAAGCACAAGATTTTGATCAAAGAATTGATGTTTTACCGATTTCAGACCCGAATATTTTCTCTCAAACACAAAGAATTACAATTGCACAGACTGAATTACAACTTGCTATGTCTAATCCACAGATGCACAACCTTTATCAGTCATATCGTAAGATGTATGAGGCTCTAGGAATCAAAGATATTGATAAAATTTTGCCTCCACCCCCTCCGCCAGCACCAAAAAATCCAGCTTTGGAAAATATTGATGCTATGGCGTCGAAACCTTTCCAAGCTTATCGTGGTCAAGATCATCGATCGCATATTACATCGCATCTTTACTTCATGGCGACTAATTTAGTTCGAAACAACCCCATGGTGATGGGTGCTTTAGAGAAAAATATTTTAGAACACATTGGTTTGATGGCGCAAGAACAAGTGGACATTGAATTTCAGCAAGAAACAGCGATGTTGCAACAATTACAGCAACAAGCGATGCAAAATCCACAAGCACAACAACAATTACAACAAATTGTGATGAAACTGGAAGCAAGAAAAGCAGTTTTGATCTCTGAAATGATGGAAGAATTCATGTCAGAAGAAAAGAAAATTACATCTCAATTTGACCATGATCCTTTACTAAAAATTAAATCTAGAGAGGTTGATTTGAAGGCAATGGAAAATGAACGTAAAAAAGAGGAAATGGGAGCAAGAATTAACATTGATAAAGCTAAATTAGTTCAAAATAGAGATATTGTTGATGATAAACTTGAACAAAACGAAGAATTGGCGGAATTAAGAGCCGATACGTCTTTAGAGAAGCAAAGAATGGCTAATGCGGCTAAAAGAACTTCCGATCTCATGAAACGTAGCGATGTAAGGACCTTGAAAGGTCCTAGAAGATAGTATAGTAATATATAAGGAGAAAACTATGGCAAAAACAGATAAAGAACCTTTTTACAAAGGAAATATTTCTTTAGACACCAATAAAGACGGTTATCAAAAAGGTGGAAAAGAAATTCAGATTCCTAGAGGTCCCGTTGAAAACAAAGTTGGCGGTCAAAGAAGAATGTTAGCCTCTAAAAAGTCTAAAGTTAAGTGGTGCTAATATGTGGTTTAATCTAGCCGGAATGGCTCTAAAAGCTGGAGCCAAGATTTATTCCAATAGACAAAGAACGAAAGTAGCTATGTCTGATGCACAATTATTGCATGCAGAACGTATGGCCCGAGGTGAGGAATCTTACCAGGGCAAATTGTTAGAAGCCCGACAATCAGACTGGAAGGACGAATTCGTTTTAGTCATCCTCTCGGCTCCCATAATTGTCTTAATGTGGGCAGTCATAAGTGATGATCCGACAGCAATGGAGAAGGTAAAGCTCTTTTTTGAGTATTTTTCAACGCTTCCTACATGGTTTACTAGCCTGTGGATTTTAGTAGTCGGAAGTATTTTTGGTATAAAGGGAACACAAATCTGGAGAAACGGCAAAGGAAAAAAATAGACTTGTATTTAATAAGAAGTTGTATTAACAATCAA